AGGTTGCCTACTTCCTTGAGATGTTCCCTGAGCTTAACGAAGGTAAAGGGAAAGGGTATAGCATCCGTAATGAGCTGTTTAGTCTTGTGGTGCAAGGTTATGACCCCGCTGGTGTGCATAAGCGGTGTGAGCGTAACTTGGAAGCTGTATATTTCCTTACAGGTGAACATGACATTCCTGTGTCTATTGAGAAGGAACAGAAAGAGTACAAAGAAGAAATGAACGTACATGGGGACACACAGGAAAGCATTGATGAATGGGAACAAATGCTGAAAGACCTAGGGTACTGATGGTTGTGGAGAGGCTACGGAGTATGCCGTAGCGAGGTGAGGGCATAGGTAGTGTGGCGACTCACCAACCTTAACGAAAACAGACACCCCACTTCTTGTGGGTTTTTTCGTGTCTGTTACAAAGACAAGGGGAGCATACCTCCCCACGTTAACTATAGCCTATAGAGGTAGAGAAAGCAATGAGTAAAGTTATTTTTGATGGAGCAGGGTTCAAGGCTGAGAAATTGGCCGTTATGCAGTTTGGTGGTGAGCTGGTAACTGACAAACGGAGTCAGTGGCGGGACATAGACGCTGTAATTGAGACGAAACAGGGTATTAAGGCTTCTGTAAGCGTGAAAGACCAGCTTTGGAGTAGTGAGAGGTACAAAGGTATTCAAATTGAAGTACGCCTCTTTAATAGCCGTACAGGGGCCGTAATAGAGGGATGCTTCCTGAAGTGTCAAGCTGATTATTACTTCTGGCGTGTTCACACTCCCGAGTACGGTGACACATGGGCGATTGTCCCCACAGAGAAGATGAAAGCCTTTGTGAAAGAGAACCAGCACACCCTCAAGAAGTGGCAGACGCAACCAAAGACAGAAGCTAAGAACCGCTCTTACGGTAGGAAATATGACAGAGCATGTGGCTACGTCATAACAATGGAACAACTAGCTTCAATAGCTTATTTCAAACCTGTGGAGGTGAGCATACATTGAGTAAGACAAGAAAGAAAATAGACAGTCCTTACAAGACTGTTAAAGACATTCCTTTGCACTGCTTCAGTAATAAGGAGTGTACCATTACACCAAGCCCTGAGCTTCGTGAATACCTCCGCTATATGGTTGAGAATCACCCGCAAGACTTGGAATACCTTTGGCGTTACACACAACAGTATGTACGACATGGGGGTTGCTATTTAATGTCTTGGGACAAGTGGTTGGACAAACTGACTAAAGACCTTAAAAAACAGGAGTAAATATATTGGCTGCTAATATGACACAACAAAGCCAGCCGCTACACATAGAAAACACAGTGCTTCAGATGGGCAAGAGAGACTTGGCCATTGACAGAGCCTTCCATACATACAGGGAAATGAAGTTGGATGGTATTGTTAGTGGTAGTATGAGCTTTCTTAAAGCTATTCTTTCTAAGAATGACTATAAGATTGGCTACCACAAAGATGCCACAAAGGAAGAAAGGGACTTAGTAGATGCCCTTAACCTTTCTCTTGAAACTATGGAAGTGTACGACAAGAAGCGACTGCTTTCCAACTGGCTACAGATGCTCGATTACGGTTGTAGCTTGAATGAAGTAGTGTTTGAACGTGTAAACGGCAAGATGGTATTCAAAACCATTTCCCCTATTCACCTGACAACTGTAGAGCAGTTTCAAATGAATGGTGGGAAGCTAGAGAAACTGAAACTGGCACAACCTGACAACGATGGTTTATTGGTTAATGTAGGACGTAACCAGCAAACTATTAGTGGTGACAAAGTATTGTTCTTCCGTGTAGAACCTGATGCTGACTTCCCCCTTGGTAAGAGCTTGCTGTATGGAGCCTACACTAGCTGGAGAGCTAAGAAGATTCTACAAGAATACGAAGCCATTGGTGTTGCTAAGAACTTGAGTGGTGTGTTGGACATTAAAGTACCGTCCGAATACATTAACAAGTTTTATGCAGAACCTAACAGTGAAGAAGCAATCTATGTAGCCAACTTGCTGTCACAAGCAGAGATGCTACACGCTGGCAAGGGCAGTTATATTCTGTCTGCTTCTGACACACAACAGAATGGCGTTCGCTTGTTTGAGATTACTACAGTAGGTGGTGCAGTAGGCGGTGGACGTAGTTACGATGTAGGGAAGGCTATTTCTCGTTACAACACAGAGATTCAACTGTCCCTTCAAACTATTGTTCTTTCCTTGGGTGCTGAGGGTGGTGGTAGCTTTGCTCTTAGTGAGAACAACACCTACCTGATGACCTTGTTTGTTGAGAACATTCAGCGTGTAATCAGTCAAGAGTTTAAGAAGGCTGTTCGTATGGCCTACGCTCTTAACGGACTTCCGTTGGACAGAATCCCAAGCATTGAGTTTGAAGAAATCATGCCCATTGATTGGAGAGTGTTCACAGAAGGTTGGCAACGTCTGATTGAATCAGGTGGTGTTACGCCTACTGAGGACTTGGAATCCTTCCTGCGTGAAGCTGGTAATGCACCACAAGCTGATTACAGCAAGAAGCTGGAGGTGGATGATGGCGAGTAGCAACCTAGACCCTAGTAACTTTGTAGACCAGATGAGACTGAACACAGGTGACTTCATTGAAGATGAATACTACCTTGAAGACTCTATTTACGTCTACTTCTACAACCTAGCTGGTAACAGTGTCATTGATGGCAGCATCATGGCGCTGGAAAGCATTATTAACAACATCGCCCTTAGTCCACAAAAGTGGCAAATAGGGGAAGCAAGTGAAACTGGGCCTTTGATTGAAGCACTCACAGAAAGACTTGTTGCACTAAAGAGCAGGCGTACAGGGGCAAAGGTTCCCGTAGTGCTGCATAGTGACAGGAAAGACTGGAGCGACTTTGACAAAGCCTTTGGCTAAACTTTGAGAGGTGAATTTAGTGAGTGAAAAACCGAGTCTGTTAGACCGCCTTCTGGGCAGTGCTGGCAAGAAAGTAGACGAAAACAAAGGGCTGCTTGAAGAACAAATCAAGAAGCGCCTGAAAGGTATTCTGTACGATGACGAGTTGGTTGAAGAACTGGCCCCTGTATTCATTAAACTGAATGGAGTGGAAGGTTTTAACCAAGTGTTTGAACTACTGGAAACCAAAGAGAAGCAGATTGAAACCATTAGTGGTGGAGACTGGTTCAAACAAGAAACAAACCCCGAGAACAAACAAGATGTTACAGATGAAGATGAATCTGTGAACCTTGTGGACTCATACCTTAGTGAAAAATATAAAGGAAACTAAATTATGGCTGTTATTGCAACTGTAGGTAACAAAGAAGATTTCATTGTACAAATGAATGGCGATTACAACGTACCGTTTGATGAAATGGAACTGGCTGATGATGCTGTAGCTGGTGAAGTAATCGCAGTTGGTGCTGGCTTCGGTATTGTAGCTGCTGATGGTAAAGCTGGTGAAATGGCTCGTGTAATGGTTCGTGGCAACCCCACTACTATTAACGCTCAAGCTCTGGTTGGCTATGTAGCTGCTACCCACGAAGAAGCACTGGCAGAAGCTGGTATTGTTGTTGTAAACAAGTAAACAAAAGGAAACTATTTAATGGCAATTCTTAATAACACTCAAGTAGTAGACCAAACCGCAGCTATTGAGCGCATCCCCTTCAAGCCGGGTCTGATTGGTTCCCTTGGCCTGTACCGTGGTGAGACTGTACGCACTGATGCAATCACCTTTGACGTTCGTGAGAACTCGCTGGCTGTACTGGATGACCACCTGCGTAACGTAGCTCAAAAGAACAGCACTGAAGATGCTCCGTTCTCCATTCACACTCTGGCTATTCCTCACTACCCAATCGTTAAAACCATTGGTCGTGAGAAGCTGGCTGGTGTTCGTGCCTTTGGTAAAGAAGGTGAAGCTATTGTTGCTCAAGCTGTAGCTCAAGAGCTGGAGCGTCAAGCTATGCGTCATGACGTGCATGAAGAGTACCTGAAAGCACAGATGACCCTGAATGGTGTTGTTGCTACTACCAACTACGGCACTATTGACATGGCTGCTGAGTTTGGTGTAACTCGCCCGACTCAAACCGTAGCCACTGCTTCTGTTCTGGCTAACCTGCGTGAAGCTATGGGTAAGAGCCGTGCTGGTCTGCGTAACGGTGGACGTGTTCAGGGCTATGTTCTGTTCGCTTCTGCTTCTCTGTTTGAAGCCATCATCGCTTCTGACGATGTAGCCACTGCTTACCAGTTTAGCCAAGCAAGCGGTAACCCGCTCCGCAATGAACTGGGTAGCGTAGCCAACGGTTACACCATGTTCCGCTTTGGTAACGTAGACATTGTTCTGTATGACGACACTTTCACTGACAAAGAGGGTAACACTCTCACTGTTCTGGCAGAAGGTGAAGGCGTACTGGTTCCGCGTACTGAACTGGGTGTTGCATTCTACGGCCCTGCTTCCACTCTGTCTGGTCTGGGCAGTGTTGGTAGCCGCCGCTTTGCTTCCACCTACCGTGACCCGAAAGACCGCTTCATTGAAGTTGAGTCTGAACAGTCCACTCTGGTTGTAAACGAACAGTTTGGAGCCACTGTAGCTATTAGCTTGGCCTAAACACCAACAAAGGGAGGTGAGGGAGAAGTCCTTCCCTCCCTTTTTTATTGTCTGAAATAAAGGAGACACGAGATTGTCCAAGACAGAGAAAGAAACTAAGTACCGTAGTAATGGTAGGAAAGTGTTTAATTACACTTTTCACATAACACAAGAAGAACTTGAAGGCATAGAGATTCTGTGTCCTCTTAGTATTAAACAAGAAGCCTACTTGAACGACAATACGAATGACATTGTTGTATGGGGTGGGGCTGCTTCAGCAGGGAAGACACAACTGAGCTTGCTTCGCTTGATGTTGGCCGGTATGTGGGACAAGGACTATGTAGCTGGTGTTGCAAGGAGTAGTCAACGACAGATGAAGATGGCTGGTAGTTTATGGACTACAGGACAGAAGTTGTTTGCTCCATATGGTGTCACGTCTAACAGAATTGAAGGCTTGTGGACATTCCCTAGTGGTGCAGAGGTGAAGTGTCACCACTTGATGAACAACCAAGATGACTGGCATGGTAGCCAGATGACTGAATGCCTTGTAGACGAAGGACAACAGTGTAGGGAAGAAGATGTATGGTTCCTCACTTCCCGTCTACGCTCAAAAAGTAAACAGAAGCACCAACTACGTATTACTTGTAACCCCTTGAACACTTCCTTCCTCTGTACTTGGCTTATGAAGGCTGGTTATGTAGGAGAAGACGGTTATGCCATTAAAGAAATGGATGGTGTTACCACTTACATGCTTCAAATAGCAGGTGAAATGAGGTGGTGGAAGACTTATAAAGAAATGGAAGAAGAAGTAGGGAAAGAAAGTGCTAAGATGCACTTGAAATTCGTCTATTATTCGGCAAACGTCTACGACAACCCGTACATTCGTAAAAACCTTCCACATTACGTCCACAAACTGGAGAACCTTTCTACTGTAGACAGAGCACGCTACCTACTCGGCAACTGGCTTGTACAAGCAGAGGGAGAGGGGTACATAGACAGAAATTGGTTTAAGCAGATTCCGCTTAAAGAGATTCCTCATGGTCTACCCACTGTAAGAGCCTATGACTTGGCATCCACCAAACCACATGAAGCAAACAAAGACCCTGACTGGACTAGAGGTGTTAAGGCTAGTTACGACAAAGAGAGTGGCTACTTCTACATTCTGGACATGGTAAGCATGAGGGATGGGCCAGCTATGGTGCAAGGACTGATTGAATCTACAGCTATTGCAGATGGGAAAGACACGTATGTTTGTATTCCTGTGGACGCTGGACAATCTGGAAGGGTAGTGGCAGACCAGAAGAAAGCACGTCTTTCAACACTCGGATTTAAGGTGGTATTGGACTCCACACGTAAAGGCAAGTTGGCAAGGGCTGAGAACTTCCTTATTGCCCTACAAGAAGGTAAGGTGTTTGTAGCTCCTAACGTGTTCAACAAAGACCATTACGCAGAGATGGAAGCCTTCGATGGTAAGCGTAACGGTGGACTTCATGACGACATTGTGGACAGTATAGCCTCCTGTTACAACATGCTTACAGGGAATAGTTTGATTCCCACAATCAAGATTAACAACAAAGTACACCAATACCGCAACCTTGGAGGTAGTACACTACTATGAGCATAGCAGCATTTTATAGAACATACATTCCTTTCATGGAGGTACACTCCTACTATGAGGGTGGTAAACCAAAATTCTGGTTGACACCGCCTACATGGGTAAAGAGTAACTTGCAACCTTTCAAACAGGGATTGATGGGGAGCCTAACAGATGTAGGAACCATCTACACTGACTGGAAGACTCTGTATGTAAGAACACCGCCTGAATATGACCTTTCTGGTAAACCATCAACAGCCGAATACATGAGGACTGTAGTTTACATAGGTGGTAGGTGGTTTGATGTAACAGCAACACAAGATTGGACAACTGCGGGTAGAGCGCCCAAACACCTTAAATATATAGCTGTAGCAACTACTGTACCAGATGGTGCTGAGTGGCCTGAACCAATCCCATTGGCCTCGTTAGTGGCTGAGTTTGAGTCAGCGGTTAGGGAGTTGCAGCAAACAACCGTTATTGTTAACGAACTAATATAGGAATAGACATTATGGCGACAAACCAAGACTTTGACAATCTGATTAACAGAATTGACACTGCTACCACTACCCTTGAGAACAACGTAGACGCTTTGGTAAGTGGCAGTGTAGACATAGCACAAGCTGTACAAGAAGCACAACAAGCAGCTAATACAGCAACACAAGAGGCTAGTGAAGCAGGACAAGCTGCTATTACAGCAACACAAGCAGCTAATGAAGCTGCAAGCTCTGTACAGGAAGTACAAGGTATTGTTCAGGACTTTGAAGAATCCAATGTAATTGGTGAAGCTCCTATTAACGACCAAGAGTATGTAAGGAAGAATGGGGAATGGGTGCTGAACACTGGTGGTGGTTCTGGTGGCGGTGGAACTGTTGTAAGTGTTAATGGTGTACTGCCTGATGAACAGGGAAACATTACCTTAGACATTCCCGATGAACAAGTGAACAGTGACTGGAATGCTACAGAAGGTAAAGCTGTAATCCTCAACAAACCTGAGTTGTTCTCTGGTGATTATGAAGACCTCACAAACAAGCCAACACTCTTTAGTGGTGATTATAATGATTTGAGTAACAAACCTTCAATCCCAACTCAAGGAATAGAGAGTATTGTAGCTGGGGACAACATCACTATAGACAACACAGACCCCCTCAATCCTGTAATCAGCAGTAGTGGCGGCGGTGGTGGTGGAGAACCGCAAGGCTACCCACTCAATCTGACAACAGACTGGTGGTACGATGGTCAACTTCTCACTCATTGGCCTGACCCTAACCCTCACAACCCAATTGAACTTAGTAAACTTGCCACTTACTCTGGTGGTAGGTATAGAGAAGGAGCAGAGCTTCTAACCCGCACTGATGCACGTAACGCATTCCCTGTAGGGACATACTATGTTCTCATTGCTGACGACCCTGTTGGTAACACTGGTGGTATTCTGAGAGTTACATGGAGTGCTAAGATTAACGGACAGTTGATGGGTAAGATTTTCAGGTTTACCCCTGAACCCAACGCAACTGCTGGTGCAGCATCGCCCGATTACATTGCAATAGCGACTTCTAATAACCTCGTATGGAAGCCTGTCGGTGGTTAATAACAATAAGGAAGATGTATGACAACACCAACAGCAGTATGGGCTGTGGGAATTTTAGTTACTGCATTTGTCTCTTTCTTTGGTTACATACTGAGGAAGAAGTGGGACAAGGTGGGTGACATAGAACACAGGCTAACTAAAGTAGAAACCAAACTAGATGTACTGGGCGACATCAACTCAACACTGCATCAATTAAGGACTGATGTAGAGATTATTAAAGTGCAATTAGAGAGGAATAAGTAGGGAGTGTACTAGGACAAGGAAGTCCTTTCCCTTGTGGGGGAGTAGTTTAAGGGGGAGTCTTGGCATATACCGCTAGGCTGTGTTACTAGACCAACCGCTAGATGGGTCTACCATGGAGCAAGGGGGCATGTCAAACATTCTCAAGACTAATGACGATTGAATTTCTCTATTAGAAGGTAATGTCCAATTGTATTTAGCTATTAAGGAATAGTTTTTCTCTATTAGAAGGTAATGTCCAATTGTATTTTTCTATTGAATGCACAGTTCAGTCCAGTTGTCCAATTGAATCTGACTATTGATGTCAGTGTATTCATAGAAATAATTCATTGGACTTCCTTCTCTTTTTGTGATTCTAGTTCTGATTGATGAAAACTATTAGGAAGTCTCGCTTAATAGAAATAATCTATTGGACTTCTTCACTTGCTTATGAGTGTGTTAAATACTCTCTCGTATTCTCTCGATGAGTAAACCTCACCCCTTATAAGGAAAGACGACCTTCCCTTTAATGAAAGACAACCTTCCCTGTGATGTTCCACGTGAAACATTATAAATAAAACTTATGATGAAGAGGAGTGTTATAAATAAAACTCATGATGATTGACACAACACAAGGAATGCACATATAATATACTTGCCAATAGGTCTGTCCCCACACAGTATAGTAGTTCTCGCACTACCTATTACAGTATAGTAAAACTAAACCACACAATTTTCACAATACTCTCAACACATTGATTTCATTGGCTTTCAAGTAATTCACAGAATTTTCAGGAATCGAAAGTAATTCCCACAATTCTCACAATTTGCAAGTAAGCCACACAATTCTCAGGATTTCAGAGAATAAACCTTACGATTTTCACAACCACAACTGTTTTAGTTTTCTAATAGGAGTTCATAAGCATCATGACTACAATCCTTTTGTTCAAACTATTCATTGGATTAGTTGCATTTTTCATCTTCTTCCTCTGTCAATTTGCACTCCTTCGGGTGTTAGACAAGGCATTAGGAGTAAACTTTAAGCAAGCATTCCAGACAATACAGAAGTGTCCTAAGAGTATGAGTCACTACTATGGACTTCGTTACTTAGGTACATCTTTAGCCTTGGGGTTGATTATATGTGTAGCGTTCATCGTATAAGACATATAGGCTTCTGTAGCCTCATTCTAGGCGTTCTAATTGTTACCCTATGGGGTAGCCCTACTGCACATGCTAACGCCCTTCGTGACACTGTATATGACGCCCAAATAAGGAAATGGACTAGCTTCTACACCCCTACAGTCCCTTGGTATTGGAACAAGGCTCAACTAATAGCTGAATCAGCGTTAAACACTAATGCTGTTTCTCCAGTTGGAGCTATGGGATTAGGACAGTTTATGCCTGCTACATGGGAACAGATGAAAAGGGAGTTGGGATTCCCCCCTAACACAAGTGCTTTCGCTTCTAGTTATAATATACAAGCACAAGCGTATTACATGAGGCAATTACGGAACCAGTTTAAGAAACCTAGACCAGAGAAAGACAAACACAGTTTAGCTCTTGCTAGTTACAATGCTGGATTGGGTAACGTACTTAAAGCACAACAACTAGGTGGCGGTAGCCTATTATACCAACCAATGATTGAACACTTACACTTGGTAACTGGACGCCACCACGTTGAAACAACCAACTACGTAAACAGAATATGGAGACTTATAGAAAGACATGAAGCTAACACTAATTAGAACTCTAGTTAAAACCATTCTTCCTTACTTCTTAATAGCTCTGGTCAGTATAGGAAGTATTGGGTATGTCTTACACTTACACACAACTAATAAACAGCTACAATGGGAGCTAGTCACTGAACAAAACAAGACTTCTTCACTTGCTCATGAGTTAGAGAAAGAAAGAGAATGGCAAGCTAGGGAAAGAGAATGGCAATTACAGATGAACAAGCGATTTGATGAGCTAAATACACAGTTAAGCTCATACACAAAGCAGTTAAGGGAAATTGAGAATGAACGTAATGAAGCTGGTATTAGTAATAGCTTGTCTCCTGATGTTACAAGGGTGCTCAAGTCCTTCAACAATCACCAAGATTGAATACAAGCCACACTCTGTTGTCTTGTTAGATGAATGCCCTCTTTACAGCTACACAGAAACAGAGTTAGCAGAGTGCTACATACGCTTAACGAACGAAGTGAGGAAAGGGAATATACAACTACTGAGAATAAGAGAAGCTAACTAATGGTTAGCCAACCCTAATACACAACAAACAAAAGCCCCAATAAGGGGCTAATGTTCTTTAGTTATATGAAGCTCTCTTGTTAGAACACCTTAGTATTACTCCCATTCCTTCTGTAAAGAGCCACACTTAATCTTCTTAACAGTATTGAGGTTTACACACCTAAACCCTTGTGCTTGCATGTCGTAAACAGTGTAAAGATGTGGAATATGAGCGTGTCCAGCTACACCACCAACTGTTCCCTTCTTAACTCGGTTGCGACACACCATTTCTCTGTAACTGCCGTCCTTTTTAATGAAGTGAACACTAAACACCTTACCATTTGTGGAATCGAGGATGCTACGCATCTGCTGAATACGAGAGTCGGTCATCTAAAGCTCCTTTGGCCCCTTTGGGCCTCCTTTGACTTGGTAGACACAGTGTAATGGCAACCTTTCACCTTGTCAAGCTGAAAACAAGAAGAAAAAGGTAAAAATAATGCTTGAATTTGTCTTTTATTTGTGTTAAGGGGTTGACAGGACTGATTTTCAATGCTATAATGGTAGTAGTAGTTAAGTAAAGATGTAAGTAAACAACCAATCAACCAAAACATGAGGTGAACATGAGTGAAAAACTAAAACTTATTAAAGACACAGATTCTGTGTATAAAGACAAAGCTCTGATTAGACGAAGATTTTACCTAAGTAAAGAAAGTCTTTTGTTCCTTGACACGTTAGCGGTTAGTCAGAACCAAAGTCCGAGTGTGTTGTTAGATTCCATTTTACTGTTGATGTCTGAAAAGCAGAAGCAGTGAGAAGGGCAAGAAGGGCAACTATATATATTAGTGTTTGAATCTGCCCTTTGTTGTGTTATACTGCTCTATGTGGGCAAGCAAGGCAAGTATATATATTAGTGTTTTGCCCTGCCCTTTACCAAAACTAAACCTAAAGAGGTGACAAAATGAAAGACCAAGTAGAAATGACCATTGAGGAACAAGTCCGTGAAGACCGTGCTAACGGTATGTCTTGGGCTGCACTTGCTGAGAAATACAAAGACCAAGGGATTACAGTAAAGAAAGCACGAAATATGTGCAAAGACATTAAAGTGGTGAAGATGGCCACCAGTCCGCAGAGGGCAATTGCTGCTGTCTACCCACTTGCTATTCGTCCTATTGGTGTTAAGCCCTCTGAATACTTCCACATCCTTCGTGAGTGCTATGATGTTGAGTATGATGCTGAGGCTGGTTACGAAAAGCTAAAGATGACAGCAGGACAGAAGAGCTACCTTCGTGCCAAAGTGAAAGAAAGAGCAAAGAATGAGGGTAAAGAGGCTCACTTCATTC